TCTTCCATAAAATTAACCAGTTTCTCTATGTTTTCTGGTAGTTTTATTTCTGGCTGTGTTTCAACAACATCTTCAATTACAGGTTCTTTTACTTCTTCAGTAACTTTTTCTTCAGTAATTTCAGATATAGGAGATGTAGTTTCTTCTTTTGCTTCAACTACTTCTTCTTTTACTTCTTCTTTTACTTCTTCTTTAATTACAGGTTCTTCTTTTATAACTACTTTATCTATAGGTTCTTCTTTTTTAACCTCTTCTTTTTTAGATAAATCTATTTTAGATTTTGTAGCTTCTTTATTAGTAAGTTTTTTCATTTTAGGTTTCTTAACCTTAAACTCACCTTGTTCTAATTCCCCTTTAGGGTTTTCTTTTATTTCTTCTGACATAATATAATATAATAGTTAATATAAAATTATTTAGGGCCAAACTGCTCTAAACCAAAACCGCCCATTGTATCATTACCTGCGGATTCAAAGTTTTTAGGTAATAAGTCGTTTTTTCTTTGATCAATAAGCTCAGACTGTTGCGTAGCTTGCATTTCTGTTCTTTGATCTTTTCTATCTTCTTTTGAATTTTCATTTTGTTGCTTAGACTGAGAATTCATTTGAGCTAACTGCATGTTATAATTAAATTCAACTTCCATTAACTGCTGTTTGATCTGAGCTTCTCTTTCCATTTTTTGAATATCAAATTGAGATTTAGCCTGTTCGTAGCTTATGTTTTGTTGTGATATAACTTGTTGTTTTTGAGCTTCAGCCAATGATATTTGTTCAGCTGCTTGAGCATTAGCCTGCGCTTGCGCTTGCATATTCTCTTGCTGCATTTGCTGATCCTTAGCTTGTTTATCTTTACGCCTTTTCTTCAACATTTGATTAGCGAGTTTTAAATTATTAACTTGCCTAATGTCTATAGCGTCTTCAAGATCTATTTGACCACCTTTTAAAGCTATTTGAATATTTTGTTCTAATACTTGTTTTTCTTCTTCGTCAGGTTCTAACTCTAAGAATATACCAAAGTCATGTATATTAACTTTAGATAATTCTTCTAATGTAGCTACATTGTATCTTGATATACTAGACATTAGCGTCTGTTTAGTAAGTGGAAAAGCTAAAGCATCAGCTATTCTTAAAGATATGTTTTCACAAGATCTTAATGTTAAATATAAACTAGCTTGTAATATATGTCTAGTTGCTACGTTAGAGTTGGCAGCTGCTAGCTTTTGTAAACCAACTAATGATTGCTTATCAGGTAAAGTGCCATCTCTAGCTTCATTAAGTCCGGTCACGTCTCTTATCATTTTAAGATAATACTCGTAAGTTTGTATCAAAGACTGTATTTTAGCGCCACCAGAACTTGATTGTAGTTCTTGAATAGGTACTTTGCCAGAATTCATACCTCCATCTTGAGTCATTGATCTACCAATAACAGAACCTGTTTGGAAATACATATTTAAAGCTTCTGCTGGGTTGTAATTTGTTCCATTACCTAAATCAACTTCTGCTAAACCATCCATATCTAAGTAAACACCATCAGGCACTACTCTAGACATAACTTGTTGTAATTTTAAATGAGTTAATTGAATCATATCAGCAAAACCTGTAATACGAGATACTATAGACTCTATCCTACCTTTATACATTCTAGGAGCAACTATGTTATAATTCATATTAACTTTAACAGTGTCAGACATAGGTCTAGTCATATTTTCAGCTAATTCCCATTTTAACATTTTGTTGTGTCCTAGTATTTTAGCTCCAGAATAAAGAACTTCAATAGATCTAAATGCTTTTTTAAAACCATCAGCTTCTTCTGGTGGATTAAATGAGTCAGTTTTTTCAATAGCTTTTTCTAAACCATTTGCTGTTTCTTTAATTTTAAATACTTGATTAGCAAAAGTTTTATATTCAAAATATAATATTTGAATTGTATTGTCATCATATCTGCCACTCCAGTTTCTAGTATAGTTTTGGTTACCTGGATATTTTTGTATTTCTTTAAGTTCTTCTGGTGTTAAGTAAGGAAATTGCTTTTTAAGCTCTGGCATACTTATAGACTTTACTTCGCCAACATAGTATAAGTCTTCAAAGTTAGGATCTTCACTATAAGAGTAAACTAAACTAGATGGGTCAACATAATCTAAAGTAACACCTTCAGATCTATTGAAACCAGTTTTAACAGCAGATATACCTAAAACAGTTAAATCATAATTTAATCTTCTTCTTATTAAATCGTATTTATTATTAGCTAAAACATTATTTACAACCTCTTCTTCTGCTACCTCTATAGATTCTTTATAGCTCATTTGCATGTGAAGCTGTATATCTTCTTCACTTTCCATCCCTAAGCCAACACCTTGAGATGCAGAAACATCCATACCGGTTATTTGATTTATTTGATTTATTAAATCTTTTTGCATCATGTCTCTTTGCAAAGACTCAGCGTATTTAGTTCTTTTAACTAGAGACTCAGGATCTTGAGCATAAGCTTTAATTTCGTAGTTTCTTTGTGACATGCCGTTTACAACAATATCAACAAACTTAGGTATAACTGGTACAGGTTTCCAGTCTAGGTTTAAATAAGATAAATCACCATTTATAGACAACTCATCTTTATATTTTTGAACTGATTGTTCCCCTCTAGCGTATAATCTTAAGTTGTGAAAAGAATTATAGTTGCTACCAAATCTATCAGTAAATCCAGCATCGTTAGTAAACCACTCAGACTCTACAGCTCTACCAACTTGTAAACCATATTCTTCTGTAGCTTTCTCTGCATCTGGAACTACTTGATCTGGAAATGAACTATTATAATTAGTATTTATCATTTATTTTATTTTTGAAACATAACCTGTGTTATCATATCTTTTAATGCCTAAGTTTATAGACTCTTTCTTTCTAGCTGCAACCGGTGTATATCTGTTTTTATGACAAGCCATAATAGCTAAACCAGAACTAATAGAAGCATCATGCTTTGTTCTATTATTTATATTGAATACAGCCCAGTCTTCTAGTGTCTTTTGGTGATACATATCACCATGTCCATTTTCAGTTGCTCCAACATGCTCTTCTATATAAGACTCTATAGCAGCTGCATGCGCTTGTTTAATATCTTCACTTGAATTAGGTATTCCACCTATTTCTTTTTCAGTTACAGAAAGTTTATTCCAAATCTTATCAGGACGATTAATTGAAAAACCTCTATAACCTCTACGCTTAAAATAATACAATAATCTTGGTTTATTATTCTCAGCTAATATTGGCATACCGTAAAATATACAAGCCATAAGTACATCTTCAAAAAATATCTCTGCCGTTTGTGGTCTTGATATATATTCTAAGAAGAAATGATTAGGTGGTGAATCTTCCATATAAAACTTAGTTAATCCATGTAGTGAACCATTAGATCCTTTTCCATCTACAGTTCCAGAGATGTCATAACTATCACAACCAAATGCACCTATGTGATCATTACCAGGGTATTTACCATTGTTTTTGTTAATTATATTGTTTTGTAAATTAACAGGTGGTACCCAGCTTATTTTAAATCTACCATCTTTATTAGGAGAAAATATAACTTTACTATCTTTAATACCATTTTCCCACATAAAGCTACCTGTTGTTACAGCAGCTACATTATTAGATTCTAAGTTGTAATCTATTTGTTGGTATATTTTAGTTAAGTTAAATAAACTTTCTTTAGCTTCATCTCTAAAGGCATGCATTTCAGTTCTTGGAAACTGCCTGTAATATTCATTTAAACTATCTTGATCGTCTTTTAAACCATCTACTTCGTTTTCCCAGTGCTCAATAACTCCAGTTGTAATTTCATAACCATCTGAACCTTTGATTGAATCTTTTTTTCTAACGAAAACAGGTGATCCGTAAGTATCCATGAATCCTTCGTAGTTCCACTCCATAGGGATGAACATAGAATAGAGTCCAGAAGAAGTTTGTCCGTTTCTATTTCTTTTTGTAACGTCTGAAGAGTAATAGAGTTTTTTGAAGTTGTTTCCACCTTTATCTAATGCGTTTGAAGTTGAGCCCATCATACACTTGCCTACGATTCTTGATCCTAGTCTTAGTGTTGTTTTTGT